CGGGCACTGGCCAGTATCCAGGCCCTGGCACAAGATCCCGGTTCGGCCACGGTGAAGTGGGACGGCAAACCCGCTATAATTTTTGGTCGCAAGCCCGGGGGAGAATTCGTGCTCACTGACAAGTCAGGATTCCTGGCGCGAGGATACGATGGGCTGGCCACCAGTCCCGAACAAATCGAGCAGATCATGGCGCGTCGTGGAGGCGAACGCGGGGAACTAATTGAAGTCTACAAAAAATTATTCCCATTGCTGCGGCGCGCCGTACCACAGTCGTTCCGTGGATACATACAAGGAGATTTGCTTTACAGCCAGCGACCCCCGCAACGCGACGGCGTATGGGAGTTTACGCCCAACACCGTGACTTACCGTGTGGCCGTGGATTCAGACATCGGTCGTAAAATCGCCGCCAGCGATGCTGCCGTTGTGATACACACAGCTTTGAGTGAACCCGGAGCTCCGGGACAGCCCATAAGAGCCGCTGCCTTGACGGATAGCCCGGGTCTCTTGATACTTGATCCCAGTCTCCGAGAGATCAGGGACATCCAGTTAGATCCCAGGGTGTTGAAAGATGTCCAGCGGCTGATCCAACAGTACGGCCCGGCCATGGATCGGCTTTTTGACCCTGCAGAGTTACGTGCTCGCAAGATCAGCACGCTGCCGGCCTTGATGAAAACATACATCAACAGCCGCGTGAGATCCGGCAGTTATGACAATCTAGTGCGCGATTTTGGTACCTTTGTGCAGCAGCGGGAGCCCACCAAAGCCCCCAGGATATTCGAGTGGGCCACAGAGAACCGGCAAGCTGTGGCCGCGCTGTTCCAGGCATTCCTTGAGATCTCTTCCTTGAAAAACAGCATCGTGCGACAGCTAGACAGCCAGGCCCATGATGTGCAGGCCGCCATCAACGATGAACCTGGGCACGAAGGCTACGTAGGGCAAGGGCTCAAGTTCGTGGATCGCATGCGGTTCAGTCAGGCCAATTTCGCCCGCAACAACCCAGAATTAGCCAGTTGACATAAATAAGTGTAGGGCAGATGCCCACTTATTAGGAGAATTAAAATGGCTTATTTCCCACCTTTCAATGGTGATGCGCAACCAGTATTCGCGCTTGACATCAACAACGGTCCCCAGACCGGCAACATCGGTGCTACTGATGCTCTGGTACAGATGCAAGGTCCCAAGCTGGACTTCTTCAAAGTCCTGGTCAATGGTGACCAAGGCGACGGCAACGCAGCAGTAGATCTCCGCAACGAGCTCGGCGGCTATACCAGTGGTGGAACAGTGTTTAACCCTGGACTGGTTCAACAGATCAACCAAGCTATCCAGCGCACTGCCACCATCGCTATCTATCAAGTCGAGGGCGATGCGACTGGACAGATCTCTTATGCGATCTATCCCGCGGGTGCTTATGATGCTGCCAGCCTACAAACCACCATCCGTGGACTGGGCAACGTGCAGATCACCAGCAGCAGTGGCGCTGTCACTGGTGTCCAGATCAACAACAGCGCTGTCACACAGCCTGGCTTCAAACTGGCTTAAACGAAGTTCGTGTATTGACGACCCCGGTTTTTACCGGGGTTTTTCTTTGACCGTTAAATACCTCAATGACCAGGATACGCTGCACCACTGGATTTGACATCACCGCGACTGGTACCCGCGGGTATCATAGATCACGTCCGATGCCCTATCGTGATCAGTCCGGGCAAGATGTATCAGATGATGCGATCTGGCAGAGATCAAGGAACCAGCAACGAAATTGGGAAACTATAAACCAAGTCATATCTCTGAGGACTCTACCCGAAAACATCTCAATCCCGCAACGACATGATGATGTCTGGAGCTTTGAATTTGACGTACCCAATATCAACGACGTGGCCTGGGGAGCTGATGTCGTGGGTGCTCTGAGATTTGATGCCAATGATGTGCCCATGCTGGTAGATCTAGATTCAAGACCGCGCACACAGGCGATCTGTTGCTATGGGCACGATGCCAATACTTGGTTTTCGGTGATGTCATAAATATCAGACTATTGGTATCGGAGAACAATAAAAATGGGTGACACCACAGAGATAGAAAAGAAAAGCCTCGAAGCCCACGTGGAGCTCTGTGCCGAGCGCTATAGATTCTTAGAAAACAAGCTGGAAGCAGTGGATCAGAAAATGACTGCGTTGGACGACATGATCAAGAAAGTCTATGATACCCTAAACATCATGGCCGATCAACGCAACAATCAGTTGATGTCTTGGGGATTGGGCCTGATATCTCTGCTGGTGGGCATCGTTGGTTATCTGTTGGTTGTTTACGTTTTTCCCTCGGCATGATCACTGACCAACAACTACAACAGACACTGGAAAAACTCTTCGAGGACATAGCAGTAGAGTCTTGTGATGTAGTGATGATCCCCACTGAACGTGGATTCCAGGTGTTTGGGCAGTATGAGATCGTAGATCACAGCAGCCATGCGTCAGTGTATCAATCAGCTGATCATCGGGGAGATTTTACTTCGGCCCGCATCGCCTTGGGTTGGTGCATAGCCAAAAAATACAATCAGCTGGCCGTGGCACAAGACATACAACGCATAGATCAGCGCAGGGCCATGCTCCGGGAAGATATCTCTGTGTCACAATCTTTGTTGAACCGTTACAGCGATCCCATACAAAAAGAAACAGTGTTGGCCAAGCTCACCAACAAGAAACATCTGTTGTCGCAGCTGGACAATAGGCTTGATAAATGTATAAACTTGGCTAAATACTGGCAAACGAGAGGATTCATCCATGAAATTGAACGAACTGGGCGCGTCACGCCCCACAGAACAAGCAACCAAAGTCCTAGAAAATCAAATCGGACGAAAGCTTGATTTTTCAGTGATCGGTCCGCGCCGTGCAGCAGGAATGCTGCGATCAGTGCGCGGGTTGCTGTCTGAACATCGCAGTCGCCCAGAGTTCCATGCCAGCGAACGCGATTCCGGCTATCTCCGCCTCTTGATGCTGGAACAGGCCCTGAAAGATCATATTTCGGAGATGGATGCCGGCGGTGTGGTAGCCGTTGATCTCAAGGATCCCAAAACACAGGCTACGCTGAAAAAAGCACAGTCTGGACAGAACCTCTCGCCTGAAGAACAAAAAGTGATCACTGCTGTGGCCAGCATGAAAAAAGAAAGCCTTGGCGCCAAACGCATGGTCTCTGAAAGCGAAATCCAACAAGCACAGGTAGTGCTGGCCGCACAAGACATGATAGATCGGCTGCAAGGCATGATGGAAGACATCTCTGAGATGCAGTTTAAAGATCTCCCGGCCCTGGCCAACTCTATCAAAAACGACATGGGCACTGAACAAGCCACTCAATTCCAATCCGCAGCCAGCCAGGCTCTGACCACGCTGTTGCAGGCAGTGCAGGCCGGCAAAACTGAGATGGAATCGGCCCAGGGAGTAATCACTGGACAGGCGCCCGTGGTGCCCGGAGACACTGCTGGTGCCACTGACCCCTCTGCTCCCATGGGAGAACCTGCAGCGGATGATGAACTGGATCTCGATGCTGATCTGAGCCTAGACGCCAATCTCGACGACGAGATACCCGACGAGACTCTGGGACGCGAACGGCGATAATGCTGATCGAAGACGTAGTCCCAAACCAGCAGGCTGAAAAACTGGCAGCACTGGCGCAGTTTTTGATAGGGCGCGCCGAAGATTCGGCATCGCCTAAAAAGATATCCACGCAGGCCTTCGTGAATTTAGCCAACAGCATGGGCATACCCGTGACACATCAGCAGCTGATATCCATGAGCCAGCAAGATCCCATGCGATCTCTCATAGTCTCCGTGGAACCACAAGAGATCAGATTCCGCGGATCTGAAGATGAAGGTGAAGCCAGCGACGCTGGCATGAGCGTGGATCAAGCGCAAAAGACCGTGGACACCATGGCCCGACGTGCGACTAGCAATGCGATGAAAGGAATAGGATAATGGACACTCTTTTTTGGATCGTGGTAGGTGCTATGATAGGTTGGAATTTCCCACAACCCTGGTGGGCCAAGACCATACAATCAAAAATCATTGACTTCTTCTCCCGGAAGTCATAAAATAGTTTTTTGTAGGAGGAATTATTATGGCCTATTCAGCTTCCGTCGTCGATCACTATGAGAACCCCCGTAATGTAGGAAGTTTTGACAAAAATGATCCTACCGTGGGTACTGGGCTCGTGGGAGCGCCTGCGTGCGGAGATGTTCTCAAGCTGCAGATCAAAGTCAATGAAAACACTGGAGTCATCGAAGACGCTCGCTTCAAAACCTATGGTTGCGGCAGTGCGATAGCATCCAGCAGTCTTGTCACAGAGTGGGTCAAAGGTCGCACTCTGGATCAAGCTCTAGAGATCAAAAACTCAGAGATAGCACAAGAACTCTCGCTTCCACCCGTGAAGATCCACTGCAGCATCCTGGCCGAAGATAGCATCAAAGCGGCCATAGAAGATTACCGTAAAAAGAACCAAAAAGTATGATCTCAGTCACTGACATCGCGGCTGAAAAGATATGCTCACAGATACAGCGTCGCGGACAAGGTCTCGGCATCAAAATAGGTGTGAGGACCACGGGCTGTTCGGGCATGGCCTACACTTTGGAGTTTGTTGACCAAGAACAGGGTGTGCAGCACTGCATCGAGCATCACGACACCAACGGTGTGCGCATCTACATGGATCCCCGGCATAGACCTTATCTACTAGGTATGACACTTGACTATCAGCGAAAAGGCCTCAACGAGGGATTTGAGTTCGTCAATCCCAATGAACGAGACCGTTGTGGCTGCGGAGAGAGTTTCCGCGTTTGATAGTCCAGCGTTATCAGTATCATCCCCTTGCCCGTGAAAGTGTAGACGGGAAAAGATTGTACGCTACTCCGGATGGCCACCGCCTGCCATCTGTAACCACCGTGCTTGACCGGACCAAACCCGAGGAAAGCCGCCGTGCCCTGGCCCAGTGGAAGCAGCGCATGGGCACAGAAAAAGCCCAACAGATCACCACAGAAGCTGCCAACCGAGGCACCAGGATGCATACCTATCTCGAGCACTATGTCAAGACAGGTGAGCTTAAACCTGCTGGCACCAATCCTTTTGCCTGGCCCAGCCACCAGATGGCCATGACAGTGATCGATCAGGGGCTGAAAAACGTGACTGAATTCTGGGGTGTAGAGATACCGCTATACTTCCCCAACCTCTATGCCGGCACCACTGACGGTGCCGGCATACATCAGGGCGAAGAAGCCATACTGGACTACAAGCAGACCAACCGGCCCAAGCGAGAAGAGTGGATTGCGGACTACAAGCTTCAGCTGGTAGCTTACGCCCTGGCGCACAACGAAGTGTATGGCACTCAGATCCGCAAGGGCGTGATCCTGATGTGTGTACAGCCCGAGACAGA